TTGTTGACTTTTATTTCTGGTCAGAAAGGACATCGTATCATCACGCCAAATACTAGCATTCTATCGCACCAGTGGTCATGGGGACAGGTTGGTAAGGAGCATGAATTGATTGCCACGATGCGTGAATTTGAATTGACCACTATTCGGATGATTAATCATTATCGGAAGTGTACGGGACTAAAGGAAAGTGTCATTCGTCAACGATTGCTTCCTCCGCAAGATGTGTGGTTGTCGCCAGCGGAAGCATTGAAGTTTAAATTGTGTGATGAAGTCAAGGACATTAAATAAGAGAGTACCGATGCCATTAAATAAACAGGAAGTGCTGGATCAGCCAAAAACAAAGAGTTTGTTTGACCATATAAATGCTATATACGAACATCAGAAAATTGATTACTTTAATACGATTACTGATGCTGATAAGAAAACCTATAGCAATTATATGGTTAATCGGTTTTTGAGTATGAACCCACATCAGTTGCCGATTGTTAATGAGTTACAGAAATACAATCTTACACCTGATGTGCATTATAAGTTCTTTAGTCAAGTACTTCCTCGGAAGCGACAATTCAACAAGTATGTCAAGAAAACGAAAGAAGTAAAATATGAAGATTGGTTGATTGATATTGTGGTCAAGCATTATTATACTTCTATTGCAGAAGCAGAAGAATATTTGGGTATTTATTATGCCCACGATAAGCCAGGATTACGTGTGTTATGTCAAGCATATGGGATTGACGATAAGACGTTAAAGAAGGCAAAACTCGTATGAGTAAAAATGGTAAAGGATCTACTACCAGACCAATGGTGATTAGTAAAGAACTCTATAATGCGAACTACGATCAGGCGTTTGGTAAGAAATCAAAATTGTGGTGGTGGGAAACACCAGAGTTGTCATCTGAAGAACTTGTAGAGGAATTAGAAAATGCAGCAAGCGAAGAAAAAAGGAAAGACTAATACCGGATGCTGGTATACTATACTGCAAGAGAATAATATATTTCATATGAGTGTGGGCAAAGGTGAATTTGTAATATATGAATGTTTTGAAAATCCACCAAACCTAGAATTCTTAGATAATAATATACTATTATTAGAGCAGGAACTATACGATAGTTTCCCTCTTGGTTCAAAATTAGATGTAATCACATAGCTCACTTGACTTTACGTGTGCATTGTGTTATATTACATTATCTTTAATTGTAGAGAACAAATTGATATGGGAGATAACGATGCCTCGTAAAAAGAAAAAAGCCCCCAAAGAATTGAACCTGAATTTCACGGGCAAGATGTCTATCTTGATTGAATTGGAAAGTTCTGGTCCAATCCAATGGCGGGTGAATGATATGGATACGACACAGGAAGTTGTTCGTGTAATGTTGCGTCACTTGAATGACACGGTGCCAATTGATAGCTACGATACTAAAGAACAAAAAACCTTTATAAACATCATGAACTCCTTCAAATGAATAAGATTTCCTATTCCCAGTATTCCATGTGGGCTAATTGCCCCATGGCGTGGAAACTGAAGTATGTGGATAATGTGCGGTTTGAGGACGCCTCTATCCACACAGCGTTCGGTACAGCCATGCATGAAGTCATTCAGGATTGGTTGGAACAGTATGTTTATGTGGGGAAGGATAATCTTGCAAAAAGTACTGATCTATCCGAACCGTTGAAGACGAAGTTTATTGCACTGTTTCAGAAGAATACCACGACTGACGCGAAGGGCAATAAGGTATTTCTGTGTGATAAGAAAACCTTGACGGAGTTTTATAATCAAGGGTGCGAAATTCTATCGTATATGCAACAGCATCGTCATAAGATTTTTCCGTCAAAGGACACGGTGTTGGTGGGTATTGAATACCCGATTGAAACCGAAGTTCGTACTGGCGTGACCTTTGTGGGGTTCATTGATATTATAACCAAGAATGAAAAGACCGGAAAGATTACTATTTGTGACTTAAAAACTTCTCGGTCAGGATGGTCATCGTACCAGAAGAAAGACCCCGTAAAGTTGAACCAAATTCTGCTGTATAAGAAATTCATTGCAGAGAAGTTTAATGTGCCGCTGGATGATGTTAGCACTGAGTTTGTTATCTTAAAGCGAACCATTAGTGAAAATGCGCCGTATCCTATTCCGCGCATTAGCTCGTTTGAGCCATCGAACGGTAAGCCATCGGTCAATCGGGCATGGGGACACATTGAAGCATTTCTAAATGAATGCTTTGACACCGAAGGCACTCATCGGACGGATTTGATTAAAGCTACCCCAAGCAAAGACAAGTGTAAATATTGTGTATACAGTGATAAGGAACATTACTGTTCGGACTCATTCTATAAAATCAAACGGGGAAAAGTCAATGCCTAAAAATACCATGGTCAATTATGCGGACATCATCGCGGATACAAATAGTCAAATGTTTAATGTCCGTGATGAATATAAGGATAATGCAATTGATGAAAATATAGAAATTTGCAAGGCTGACCGCTTGCCATTCTCCGTGGGATGTATTAATATTACAGGAGATTTGAATGTCGGTATGATGATTCGATCAGCGTGTTTAATGGGCGCAGAGAACTTCTACATTTTTGGACGCAGGAAATTTGATGCTCGTTCCACGGTTGGGGCTGAGAATTATATCAATATCGTTCAGTATCCCTTTGATAGCCCACTAACGGCTGATGAAGAAATGTGTGATACCCTATGTGCGCTCCAAATACTCAAGAATTACCGCATTGTATTGTGTGAACATGGGGGCAGGAAAGTAGGATTGGGTCCGTCCACATGGTGGGATGTTCAGAACCCCTTGTTTCTATTTGGGAGTGAGAGTCACGGTATTCCCAAAGTCATATGTAAGCAATTTGATTCAGGCGCGGTGAGTATTCCCCAACGTGGGGTGCTTCGGTCATTCAATGTCAGCGCAGCGATGAACATTATTGTATGGGATTACATTAAGGAGAAACAAGTATGACCATTAAACCTGGTAGGGCAATTGATGGTAGTCACGAAGGATACACCCGCGACGATGCGTTACGCTCGGTTGCCGTTGGGTGGGCATCTCTTATTCATACGATATACGATAAACTTGATGAAATGAAACACATCGTCAAGGTTATTCAAGTCAAGGAGAAGTGGGGCGGCTTGCGTGTCTATACGGAATATGAGAACGAAGAATTTGAAAAAGTAAATGTCGCAGTATGTACGGCATCAGTAACCATTTGCGAGATTTGTGGTAATCCGGGAACGCTTCGGGATGAAAGTAAATGGTTCAAGACTCGATGCGAAGAACACCGACGAACAATCGGGGTCACTAATGATTAATCATAAATTCAATGAACCAAAACTACTCAAAGATATTCAAGAGTATATTGACAAGACCTATGACCAACATTATTCAAAAAATAAATTTCAAAGTACCGAATTTATTATTGATAATGGTCATGGAGTAGGATTCATGGTAGGAAACATTATGAAATATGCACAACGATATGGAAAGAAAAATGGGTTTAATCGTGCTGACATCTTGAAAATTGTTCACTATGCGATTATATTACTACATGTACACGACCAATATATTGCAGAGGATGTGAAATGATTTTATTACTAGGTGACATTCACGGTGATTATAAAGTATTAGAACACGCTATACAATTAGCAGAACAAACAAACGCTGCTGCTATTATTCAAGTCGGAGATTTTGGACTATTCCGTGGAGCCGGGATGGCAAATGAAACGCACTTTCATAAGGTAGCAAGAAATAGTAAAATTCCTGTATATTTCATTGACGGCAATCATGATGATTGTGATCGTTGGGCAGAGTATACAGACGTTGCTCGTATTTGGTCAGATGCTAACCTATTCTATATCCCCCGTGGTACGGTCATGGAACTGGACGGTCGGACAATTGCCTGTATGGGCGGGGCAGCATCCATTGACAAGGCGTGGAGATTGAAGGATGGTGCGCACTGGACACCAACGGAAAATATCAGTCCAGCGGAAATTCTTCGGCTGTTGACCAATGCCAAGGATAAGCAGATTGACCTGTTTATTACCCACTGTCCACCAGGCTCCGTTATTACGCAACATTTTGACCCATCAGCTAAACTGTTTTTTGAGGTGGGGCTGGATTGGATTGACCCAAATCAATTGGTAATTGAAGAACTATGGCATAGATTGGGCACCCCTATGATTTATTCGGGACATATGCATCGTCGTGTCGAGGACACTAGTAGTAGAATTTTAGATATAAATGAACTATTGGCTGTGTAGGACACTATGTATTCTATAGAATGTCTATAGATAGGAGTACACATGGCAAAGAAAAAAAACATCTATACTACCATACAAATTACAAAGAAATTGAATAAGCACATTAAATTGTTCTGCGAAGAACACGAATTGCTTACTTCTAAATTAACCGAAACATTTTGGTCAAATTTAATTTCTTCTAGTATGACGGGTAGTATTGTCACATAGGAGATATTATGTCAAAAGAAATATTATCACAGATGATTTATGACCAACTCCAAGCAGACTTTGCCAATCAAAAGGCGCGAGTGTCCAATCCCGCGAGCGAATTTAATCAGCAGCTTGCCGACAAATTAGCCGCTGCGATTGTTATGTATTTGGATACCGTACATTTGGAGCGCATGGCAGAGCAGATCAATAACAGTATTAATGCCAGTAGTAGTGTCAGTATTAATAATAAGTATTAATAATAGGGCAATATAAATTAATTATTTAGTAGAGGATATATAATGCAACACGGTTACATACCAAAAGACCAACGAAAGAAAATATTATTTTTATCAGATGATATGCGAGTTACCTCTGGTGTCGGTGTTATGGCCAGAGAAATTATTGAAGGCACTGCGCACCGATATAACTGGGTACAGGTTGGTGCCGCTGTAACACATCCCGAAGTCGGTAAGATTCTTGATATGTCAGACGCAGTGAATAATGAAACCGGATTAACGGATTCGTCCGTAAAGATTTATCCTTATAATGGATATGGGGATAGTCGGTTAGTCCGTCAGTTAATGGAAACAGAAAAGCCCGATGCGATTCTGCATTTTACCGATCCCCGATATTGGATTTGGTTATACCAGATGGAGCATGAATTGCGCCAGAAGATTCCTCTATTCTTCTACGCGATTTGGGATGACCTTCCGTATCCATACTATAATGAAAACTTTTATCGGTCTGATGATTGGATCGGATGTATTAGTAAGCAGACCTATAACATCGTTAAGCATGTATCTCGGAAGGATCCTCGTGCGCCGTGGTCATTATCCTATGTGCCGCACGGTGTCAATATCAAGAAGTTCTTTCCATTACCCGATGATAATCAAGAAGTAATAGATATTCGGAAGCAGTTATTTGGCGATGCCGATGTGAAGTTTGTGGCGTTCTATAACAGTCGTAATATTCGCCGGAAGCAAACCTCTGATATTTTGTTGGCATTTAGTCTATTCATGAAGAAATTGTCACCAGAAGAACGTTCCAAGTGTCGGTTGGTGTTGCATACACAACTGGTAGATGAACATGGCACCGATTTACCGGTGGTCATTCGTGATGTTATTCCCGACATGGAACCGTACATCATCTTCTCTAAAGACCGCATTGAAGCGAAACATATTAATTTATTGTATAATGTGGCAGATGTGACCATTAACCTATCCAGCAACGAAGGCTTTGGATTGGGAACCTGCGAAAGTATGATGGCGGGTACACCTATTATTGTAAATGTCACTGGTGGATTACAAGACCAATGTGGGTTTAAGAATGCCGATGGTGAATATTTAGACCCTGAAAAGGATTTTACTTACGAGTGGGGTAGTAACCACGATGGACGGTTTAAAAGTCACGGTGATTGGGCGTTCCCTGTGTGGCCGGTATCACGGTCCCTCCAAGGATCACCATTGACCCCATATATCTTTGATGATCGTTGTTCGTGGGAACATGCCGCTGATCGATTAATGGAAGTGTATACCCTATCCCGTGCTGAACGGAAACAACGTGGTGAGCTTGGGCGTCAATATGGATTGAATGAAGGCATGTTCACGGCAGAGAAGATGTGTGACCTCTTTACGGAGCATATGGAAACTGCGTGGAAGAACTGGCTCCCGCGAGAACGATTTACTTTAGTGAAGGCATAATTATGACAGGCAAACCAGTGTGTGTTATTCGTTCACCCTGTCAGACTCGTTCTGGATACGGTGATATGAGTCGTGATATTATTCGTCACTTAATTGAATATGATAAGTATGATGTAAAGGTGCATTCGGTTCCGTGGGGCGAAACACCCATGAATGCATTAGATGAAAATAATCCAAAAGACAAGATGATTTTGGACCGTATTATTCAGGGTGGACAAATACCCCAACCTGACTTGTATGTGACCATCACCATTCCAACAGAGTTTGAACCGTTGGGTAAATATAATATTGGTATTACCGCTGGTATTGAAACCACAATCGTATCAGCGGCGTGGGTGGAAGCATGTAATAAAATGAATTTGGTATTAACCATTTCTGAACATTCTAAGAATGTCTTCCATTTTTCTAAATATATCCAGCAAGACCAAGCAGGTAATAAGACCGGAGAATTGCTGGTCACCTCACCGATTGAAATCTTACATTGCTGCATTAATAATGAAATCTTTAAGAAAGTAGAGTATGATTTTGATTTAGAACCAAAGGTGTTAGCAGAACTTGGAAAGGTGCCCGAAGACTTCTGTTATTTGTTTGTTGGGCATTGGCTGCGTGGTGACTTTGGCGAAGATCGTAAGAATGTAGCATTCTTAATCAAGATATTCTTAGAAACATTTCGGCAAACCCCAGAAAAACACAAACCCGCATTGATTCTTAAAACCAGCAGTGCAGGATTCTCTATTCTTGACCGCGAAGAAATTTTAAAGAAGATTGAACAAGTCAAGAATTCAGTAATACTTGAGAATGGACAGGTTATGCCTAGTATTTATATATTGCATGGTGAGTTGTCCGAAAAGGAAATGAACTCGTTATACAATCATTCCAAGATCAAGGCGCACGTCAGCTTTACCAAGGGCGAAGGATTTGGTCGCCCTTTGCTGGAAGCGTCCGTTAGTGGCAAGCCCGTTATTGCCTCTGGATGGAGTGGTCAATTAGACTTCTTGGATAAAGAGAATGCCGTGTTGGTTGGTGGTGAACTGAAGCCCATTCACGAAAGTTCTGTATGGGATGGGGTCTTGATTAAAGAATCTACCTGGTTTACACCGGACATGAATCAATGTGCCAATGCGATGTATGCGGTCTTTAAGAACTATTCCAGTTTCAAGAAAAAGGCAAAGCTATTAGCGAAAGATAATAAAAAGAAGTTTTCCTATGAAACTATTCGTCAGCGTACCTTTGATTTGTTAGATAAGTATGTTCCAGAGTTCCCCAAGCAAATGAAGTTGGTTCTTCCAACCCTAAAGAAGATTGAATAATGGCATTTCTCGATGACTATCGTGAACAGTTAGGTGTTCGTCGGTTCATATCCCAAAGAAGTTTAATGCCGGGAAAGGTGGTACAATTTACCTATGACGGGGACCAAAAGTATGCGCTGGTATTAAATCCTGAGTGGGAGGGTAAAATGCATGCACTATCATTG